GGAGAATATAATATGAAAGATTTCAAAGTAGACGAGATTTATCGCGTTGTAGTAGAACAACAAGAATTTGTCTCAAAGAATAGGTTACCACGTAAGGAGGACCTAGATCAAAATGCTCTTGAAACAGGTCTAAAACAATCAAGAGATACATGTAGACAAATGGATACTGTCTTTACAACTCCACTTATGAAAAACCTTCTAGTATATTTTGGGGATGTACAACAAACATTCAACAAAGAAACCCAGGAGTGGAGTACAGTTAAGCTAGCCACTGGCCAAACTAGTAAAGCCGTCGCCTGGATTAATGACATAGTAAATGCCTGTCTGCGTAAGTTTAACGGGAAGGAACAACATGAATATGATATTAATCTTGATGTGTTTGACCGACGCCATTATGATGTAGACTGCTATAATGGCTGGAAAAGTGAAATCTGGGATATACAGCCTGGTCAAGCTGATGAAAGAAAAGAGACTTTCAAGGCATACGCAGATCCCAAAACAAATTACTCAACCAAACAAGCGTTGAGAGACCTTAAGTTAGATGAGTCTCTTCAGATAGCGTGTATATTAATGATGGCATTCTATCCAGAAGTGTGTGCAGCTCATGAGGTAACAGACGTAAGCGATCCCTTCTTACGTAAAGGTTCAGGTGTATCTTATCCGTTTTATCATAATGACGCAACTAAATACGAAGATACGGATAAAACTTATGGTCAACATTGCGTCCAATTAGTGGAACAGGCTTTTGCTCGTGGGCCTAAATATTTTGTTAAATGGGCAATAAAATTCTTAGTTGCTACTGGGTACCCTAGAAATCAACGAGGTAAAGGTAGAGCACTAGAGGCTATCTCTAGAATTTATAATATTATTATAAATATGCTTAATGCTAATGAAATTGAAGCAATTAAGAAAACAGCTTATGGTACTGGTCTTAAAGATTTCGATGCTATTAAAGCTGACCTAATTAAAATGGGTGAGCACTGCCAGAAATTAGGACCTGATTATGGTATCTACAATATTGATGGTATTCAATGGGACTTCAATGTTGGAGACGGAATCAATTCTATAACGCAAGCTATCAGAAAGATTAAAACGAATGGCTCTACTGGTAAAATGTTATGTGATTTACGTAGAAGAGGAATCCATAGTGCATGGTTTGTAGATGGTCCAAATAATACTGTACGTAAAATATATGGTAGAATGTTCTCAGGCTATGATGATACGACACTTGGTAATACTGCTGATAGTAGATTAGTAACCATAGCTGGATGTGTTGATTCAGATCCTACATATTCGTCAAAAGTTTATTATCCTTTAAGTGGTGGATCAGTTATTACATTAGGAGATGATATTTTAGCTTTGATGCAAAAGAAGGCTAAACAACAATTTGTTAAATATCTAGAAGGTAAAGGGATTAAGCTGCATAATGATGACTCGAAAGATGCTTATGGACCATTCTTTATACAATACCGAGTGTATAAAGATGAAAATGGAAAATATGTCATGGGTTATAACTGGCCTAGAGTATTAAGAAGTATGTTAAGTAAAGAGAACCAGAAGTCTCTCGGAAAGGCAGGTTGGACCCTAGCCTTTTATCAACAAATTTCAAAATGTCTTGAGATAGATGATGCATTCTATATTTTAGTTAACCTTGCAGCAGCATTTGATAAAGATCATTTGTCACTAAATACACCAATTAGTGAATTGACGAAGCAAATGAATCTTGAAGACCAAGAGAAGCTAGCCTCTAGAAAAGGCAACCGTAAGAATGCGGCAACGACTTTAGAAATTATTACCGGAGGAAATCCGCAAGCCTTAGGTATTACTGAAGACGAGAAGTTGGATACTAACTTCTTTGTGGAAGTGCAGAATAAAGCCAGAAAGGTATACAACCCACACTTCTTAGAAGATCTTGGATTTAAAACACCTGACTTAAGTGGTGTTCATTAGTATCATTGCACGGCTCCTAGAAATGCTC